GTGATGCGGGGAATGGAGATGCTTTCGCGGTGGTTTGTGAATGATACGGCATCTGCGTCTCAGGACTGGCGCATCAAGGGTCATTCTGTCGATGCGTTCTGGGATTGGGTGGCGTCGTGGTCAAGGTGCATTGGTATGCCTTCTGATGTCGGCTTCTCGGATGATGGATTTGTGCTGCCGAACATGCATATGGAGCAGCACATAGTCGAGGCCGATCGGTCAATTGACCGTGGCGAGGAAAAGGATGGCCAAGCCCGTATTTTCCGTATTCCAGAAACATCAGCGACAAGCATACACCGCGAGAAGCGTATGACGATCGATGCTCGCTCCGACAAGATTGCGTCGATTGTATCGAAAGAACCGAATGAGCCATGGATTATATGGTGCGATACGGACGCGGAGGCTGATGCCTTAACAGATCGTATTGCAGGAGCGGTTGAGGTGCGAGGATCGATGTCGGCGGATGTCAAAGAGGAACGCATAGTCGGGTTCTCAGTCGGAGATATTCGCGTCCTCGTGACGAAGCCGTCGATCGCCGGCTTTGGTCTCAATTGGCAACACTGTGCACGGCAGGCGTTTGTCGGGTTGTCATTCAGCTATGAGAGTTTCTATCAGGCAATCCGCCGATCATACAGGTTCGGGCAAAAGCGCGACGTGCATGTTCATGTGGCAATGGCGGACACAGAAAAAGCGATATGGGACGTGGTTAGCCGGAAAGCAGAAGACCACGATCGAATGAAATCTGCGATGCGTCAGAGCATGGCAAGGGCTGTGGGTTCTGCCCGCGCGCGCGAAGAATATCGACCAACAACGAATGTGAAACTTCCAAAATTCATCACGGGGAAAGCAGCATGAACACGATCATCAAACAGCAAGACGGCAAGAACTGGACTGCGGTTCATGGCGACTGCGTATTGGGCATGTCTGATCTGCCCGACGAAAGCGTCGGTTTCTCGGTTTATTCGCCGCCGTTCGCTGATCTGTTCGTCTATAGTGACAGCGCGGCGGACATGGGAAATTGCGCCGATGATGTATCGTTCTTTGAACAATACAGGCATGTGATTGAGCAGAAGATGCGAGTATTGAAGCCTGGCCGATTAACAGCAGTTCATTGCACCGATCTGCCGACGCGAAAATTCAAAGACGGTGTGATCGGGCTCAAGCCGTTCAGTGATGATATCATGCGCGCTCATATTGATGCCGGTTTCATCTATCATTCGCGGGTGACGGTCTGGCGTGATCCGGTTGTTGAGATGCAGCGCACGAAAGCACTTGGATTGCTTTATAAGCAGTTGAAGAAAGACAGCGCCATGAGCCGCGTCGGCATGGCGGATTATGTGATGGTGTTCCGAAAGCCTGGCGACAATCCAGAGCCAATCAAACACAGCCCGAATGATTTGCCAGTTGATCTCTGGCAGAAATACGCCAGCCCTGTGTGGATGGATGTCAGTCAGACTGATGTTCTCAATGGACGGATGGCGAGGGATGCAGAAGACGAGCGGCATATCTGTCCATTGCAATTGCCATTAATCGAAAGGGCTATTCATCTTTGGTCAAACCCTGGAGACATTGTTTTATCCCCATTCATGGGGATCGGGAGCGAGGGGTTTGTGGCAATGAAGACAGGCCGCAAGTTCATCGGTTTCGAACTGAAGGAATCGTACTGGCGCCAAGCGTGCAAGTTCATCGCTGAAAGTGAAAGCAATTCTAGCGGCGGTTCACTGTTGGAACTAATGGCGGGGTGATGTCATGAAATTCAGCGGCGACACATACGACGAAGCTCGCGACGGCGAACGCCTCAGTAGGCAGGCTCAAGTGGTTCTCGATCTGATGCGGGACGGCAAGTGGCGGACACTCGCCGACATTGCCGGCCGCACGCAAGAGCCAGAGGCTAGCATATCGGCGCGGCTTCGTGATCTGCGCAAGGAGCGCAACGGTTCCTATCGCGTCGAACGTGAGTATTTGGCAGGCGGCATCTGGCAATATCGCGTTCTGCCGCCGCTGCCGTCCGATCAAGAGGAACTATTCGAGGTCGCCAAATGAAACGGAAAACCAATCGCGCCACCTCCCATTGCCAGCTCTGCCATGAGCACCTGACCAATGAAAACAGGTTCGTTGCCGGTCTGTGCAAGCGGTGCAGAGCATTGCGAGAGAATGGCGCAGAGCCGGTCTACTCGCGCAATTCTGATCTGAGGGAGACGGCCGAATGAGTAAGCAATGCAAACAATGTGGGGCACCGATATCAGGTGCCGGGCGCATGGGTTTGTGTCGCCCATGCGCCGGCGCTGTCATTTCAAAGTCCAAGAAGTGGGACCGGGCGCATGATCGTGCTGACATGCCGGAGCCATCCATTCCCCGCCTCAAGTGGCTGGAAAGGGAGATGCCGGAATGATCCACCCTTTCCTTCCTCACGCTCTCATGTTTTTGACCGGCCCTGCCATGATACTTGCGGCGGTGATGACTTGGAGCCGTGACGCTTGGTTGATCGGTCACACATGCGCTGGCCTGATCCTGATGGTGTGTGCGGTCTGTTGGGCGGCAAAGGATGCGTTGCTGATGGCGGGGGCAAAGCTGTGAAACTCCCCCGCAACATGAAGATGGTCAAGGACAAGGACGGCAAGCCCCGCTTGGTTCGCATAACAGACCCGAGACTGGACGCATCGGCGAAGATACGCCAGCGCACCAGCAAAAAGCAGAGAGTCGTTAGGAGGACGGTGTGAGATATCTGGATTTGGTGGCTGCTGCTTGTTCGCTTGGAATTTTCTTTTCTACTCAGCTCAACGTTGAACCGTTCGGCGGGTCTGGCTGGCTTGTTGCTGGCGCGCTTTTTGTAAGATGTTGGCTCTATGAACAGAAAACGGGGCACACGATATGACCGACAATGTTATCAATCTGCCAGTTGTCACGACACTCGACTTGCCCGCCGAGCGCGTCTTGCAAGAGGCCCTGAATGCAGATTTGGACGGCGTGGTGGTCATTGGCTACGCCAAAGACGGCAGCGAATACATTGCGAGCAGTATTGCGGGCGGGCCGGAAGTCAATTGGTTGCTAGATAGATGCAAATCACGAATGATGGCATTCGATGATGGGGGCGAAGAATGACATTTCATCAAGCAGTGGTGACGTTTGTGATGGGCGCGATCATGTGCGTCCTGCTGACGCTTGTGATCTTTGCGCCGGCACGGGCCGCAGATTGGCCAGAAAGCGAGTGGAGCAAACCAGCCCCGCCGCGTGCGGTCGCCAAGCCCCGCCGTAAATACAAGCCCCGGCCTCGCGTCAAGGGGGCCACGTTTCGCAAGCTCAACGGATGGGTATGCGGCCGCGAATTTAGCGTGACCGGCGATATCAAGGCGAATGAACAGCGGGCGCGGGAAAGCGCATGGGCAGCATACCATGGCGAAGTCAAATTTGAGTTGGGCGAGCGTTATGCCGATGCGAGATTCGCCAGGTCGCCTAAATTCGAGTGTGCCCGATCGACATCGGAAACGCTGACTAGCAAAACATTGGAAGCTGTCGGTGGTTCCGGCGTGTATCGGCATAGGTGCAGACTGCGTGCAGTGGCGTGCAAACCGCCGGAGACAGATTGAGCATGACGTGGGAAACCCAAAACGAAGCCGCGATCGAAGCCGCACGCAAAGGCGGTGCCCGGCAGTGGTATATTCTGCGCTGTGATTCGCAGAAGATTGCCCGCGCCATCGAGTTGCTGCCGTATTTCGGCGCGCTCGCCTTTGTGCCAACCGAAACCAAGACGGTAAAGGTAGGCCACGGCGGCCGTAAACGGGCTGTAGAGCGGCGGCAACCATTGATGACGGGCTATGTCGTGGCAGGCTTTGCAAAGCCGCCTAGATGGTGGTCATTATTCGATCAGCCGTGGGTCTACGGTGTGCTTACACGAGGCGGCTGGCCTGCCGTCATCCCGCCGGAGGCCCTCGAACGCTGCTACGGCATCCACCATGCGCAAGCATCGTCACTGCCCGGTTCAAAATCCCTCAAGGCAGGCGATACCATCCGTGTCCGAGAAGGCGGATTCGCCGGACACGAGGCGCAACTTTTGGAAATATCCGGCAACGAAGGAAAATTCATTCTGGAATTGTTCGGCAAAGCGCACCCTGTCAAGATGCCGTTGTCGGAAGTAGAGGCAGCATAGGGCGAGAATAAACTGTGTCTCTCACGCCTCATATGTGGGGAATACGCATTTACGCCACAGTCAAAGCCAAGAACCAGTGCTAGCTAGGATCACTTGTTTTGCGTCAGTCAGCGTCCCTTTTAATCCCCATGGGAGCAATGATGCGACATGATCACTCGCACTATGACGTCCGTGGCCCTTGCCGCCGTGCTGGCGATTGGGTCACATCAAGCCAACGCCTCTGACCTTGGAGGCAGTTGTTGCGCCGACCTTGAAGAACGCATCGCCGAACTTGAGGCTACGACCGCCCGCAAGGGCAACCGTAAAATGAGCCTCACGGTGAGCGGCCAAGTCAACCAGGCGGTGCTAGTCCACGATATTTCGGACAGCCTGACCAGCGTCCCGCAGACCAGCATCATCGGCAACAATGAGCTGAGCACCAGCCGCGTGCGGTTCGAAGGATCAGGCAAGATCAACCAGGATTGGTCAGCGGGATTTGTGATGGAATTCGGCGCTGGCGATGACATCAGCATCCGCCATCAGGCGCTCTACATCAAGAGCAAAACAGTCGGCGCGATCTGGCTCGGCAGGACATCGACCGGTACGGACGGCATTGCTGAAATCGATCTGAGCAACGCCAACATCGCCGCCACGGCTCTCAATCTAAGCCCGGCCATCGACACGTTCGCACCCGGCGTCAAACTGGTCCCGTCCTTCGATGGCGGCAGACGCGAGCTGGTCAAGTGGCAATCGCCAACCGAGATGCCCATCAATCTCTCGGCATCGATCAGCGACAAAGATACCTACGACGTTGCCATTCGTGGCACCGGAGAAGTCGGGCAATTCCGCTTTGCCGCCGGCATCGGCTATCGCAAGGATCAGCTTGACGTGATTTGGGCACCGGGCATCGAGGCACGAACGCTTGCAGGCTCGGCCAGCATCATGCACGTGCCGACCGGTCTGTTCGTTTCAGGCTCAGCCGGACGCATCCAGGCCATGGGCGAAGAGCTACGCGGCTATCACGGCAGATTGGGCGTCGAGCAGAAATTTTTCGCCACGGGCAAGACAACGCTTTTCGCGGAATATGGTCGGATCAAGATTAATGGCGTGGATGACTATTGGGGCGGCGGTATCGTCCAAGCGATCGACCCGGCAGCCATGGAGGTTTATCTATCAGGCCGCAAATACGACCTCGACGGTGCGGCTCCTGGCGTTGTCGATGATGCCACGGTGATCGTTGGCGGGGCTCGCATACGGTTCTGATGTGACAAAAAAGGCTCAATCAACATCAATTCCAGCATGTTGATTGAGCAAATCAATGCACTGTGGTATCTGATTTGCTCAAGGGACGATGCTCGCCTGATTTGGACCAAATACGCGTAGGTCCCGGAGCACCCCGGCCAACACTCGCATTGGCCACATTAGGTTATTGCGCCCAAAGATAGGTTTTAGTTCACAGCAGCGGCGTGGAAAGCAGAAGCGACCCGGCGCTAGAGTTGGACCGATCCAATCGGGGACCCATGCGATTTGGGCGCGTGAGGTTAAGCCGGATTAGCGCCCGGCCTGCTGTGATCTGAAACCAAACGGAAATGCCAATGACCCCCCGGCAGGCACTTTCGGCAGAGCTTGACCGCATAATAGCAGACGCTCAAAAAGCAAAGCGCTTGATCGACCTGGACCGCAGAATCACAGAAGATTGTTGCGCTGAGTTTGACGCACTTTTATCGCATCAACGCGCCTACGGCCTTGCCGTGTTGCTTATCCATCTGCAAACAGCAAACTCATCAATCGAGTATCACTAATCAACTAGCAATCTATAAACGCCTAGTCAGAGCAAGAGACAATGGCAGATGCAAAACAGCCCAAGAAACCAAGGGGCAATCCAGGCGTAAGGCTGAACCCAAGACATGACGAAGCCACGCGCAATAAGATCAAGACCACTCAGCTCATTAAGCGCTTGCAAAGCTTTTCTCTTTCCGAGTTAGACCCCCAAACGCACAAGCCAATTGAGATGAGCGCCACGCAGGTTAACGCGGCCCTTGGTTTGATCAAGAAAACTCTGCCCGATCTTTCATCGGTTGACATATCCGGTTTGCTCGATGTGAACCTCACGAAACACGAAGAGGCGATCGACGAACTCGAATGAGTAAGATGTCCGATCGCGAGCGCGCGGTACGTCAAAAGCTCAAAGACGATTTCCAGCACTACGCCTCAAAATGCCTGAAGCTCAGAAGCAAAGCAGGCTCAATCATTCCGTTCCAAATGAACCGCTCGCAACGGTTCTTACATGAGCGGCTAGAGAAACAACGAAAAGAGAAAGGTAAGGTTCGTGCGCTTGTGTTGAAAGGCCGTCAGGTCGGAATATCAACGTACATCGCGGGCCGTTTCTATTGGCGCACGTCACATACGAAGGGGTTTCGGACATTCATTCTCACGCACTTGGAGGACGCCACATCCAACCTGTTCGGCATCGCCAAGCGCTACCACGAGAACTGCCCCAATCTGGTTAAGCCTATGACAAGCGCTTCGAACGCACGCGAGCTGGTGTTCAACGGTCTGGGATCAGGCTACAAAGTCAGCACAGCAGGATCAAAGGACGTGGGCCGGTCTGAAACAATTCAGATGTTCCACGGGTCGGAAATGGCTTTCTGGCCGAACGCGGATGAACATAGCGCCGGCATTGGCCAAGCTATCGCCAACGCGCCAGGCACAGAGGACATAAGAGAGAGCACCGCCAACGGCATTGGCAACGCATTCCATGGGCTTTGGAAAGCAGCAGAGCGCGGAGACAGTGAGTTTGAAGCGATCTTCATCCCTTGGTTCTGGCATGAGGAATACGAGACAGACCCGCCAGATGGTTGGGCGCCGCCTGATGAATTCAAGGAATATCAGGAGATTTATGGCCTCGATGATCGGCAGACCTACTGGGCATTCCTCAAAAACCGCGATCTTAGCGTCATGGCCGGCGGCGGGCCTGATGAGATCAACTGGAAGTTTCGCCAGGAGTACCCGGCCAACGCCGAAGAGGCTTTCCAGACGTCGGGCACGAGCTTCATTCCTGCAATCAGCGTGCTTAGGGCGCGCAAAAACAATGTGGATGTGCCGTATGGGCCGATCATACTTGGCGTTGATCCGGCGCGTGGCGGTGGTGATAAGACGGGGATCATCGACAGACAGGGCAGGCGGATCGGTGGCCATGTCGCGCTGCTGATTGATCGGGACGATACGATGGCCGTGGCCGGCGAGGTGCAAAGGATCGCGCGGCAGCTCATTCCGTTGGGGCTGGCCAAGATCGTTGTAGACATCACTGGGCTGGGTTCTGGTGTCTACGACCGACTCCGCGAAACCATGGGGCAATACGTCGAGGGCGTGAACTTTGCAAGCCGCGCTTACAATCGCGAGGCGTATTCTAACCGGCGCGCTGAGATGTGGGACTTAATGCGGCAGTGGCTAGAAGACCCGGCCGGCGTTCAAGTTCCTGACGATGATATGTTTCAAGCTGATCTGACATCGCCGGTCCGTGAGAAGGGCGCGACGCATTTCAACTCATCCGGCCAGCTTGTGCTTGAAAGCAAGGACCACATCAAAGAACGCCTTAACCATTCGCCAGACATTGGAGACGCCGCAGCGCTGACGTTCGCGGTCAACATGGACCTCATTATGGATGCATGGGGCGAGGATGGGGATCAGGGTAGCAGCGGCAACGTTTCGACGGGGTACTAGATATCGTTCCGCAAGACAAAAAGAATCTCTGGTCTCTGTTGGATCAGCGTGGCCAGTTGAGCCAGTGGGCCGGAAACGGGTTTCTTGGCGTTTTCACCGCCGTATTTGCTGAGAGTGACGTGATGAATACCAAGGCACTCGGCAAATGCTTTGCGAGATATGTTGATGAATGGGCTTTCGGCGCAGTTTTCTGCCAGCATGTAGATGTCTCGTCCAGTCATGGGCTAACTCCTTCGGGCAGTTTCATTAGCTCTAGGCTAAAATCGAACGGAATTCAATTGGAAAATAGCCGATAATGACAGACGTTGCGGGCTTCGACCTCGAACCAGAGGAAGCCGAAGCCGCACCACAAAAGCCGGGCGTCATCGATCTGGTGCAACAGCTCCAGAACTTCGCCGAAGAAGGCAATGTAACCGACTATTTCAGCGACGAAGAAATGGCCACGCTTGGTGGCAAAGTCGTCCAGGAATATCGCGTAGATAAAGACAGCCGCTCGGAGTGGGAATCAACCGCAGAACGCGCAATGAAGATGGCGCGGCAGGTCAAAGAAGGTAAGTCTTGGCCGTGGCCCGGCGCTTCGAACGTCAAATATCCGATGCTGACGACGGCTGCGCTGCAATTCGCGGCCCGCGCCTATCCGGCCATCATGGGTGGGCCTCGCATCGTCAAGGTGAAAATAGCCGGCAAGGACGATGGCGGCCAGAAAGCAGCCCGCGCAGATCGCGTATCGCAGCACATGAGCTATCAGCTCACGCAGGAACTGCCAGAGTGGGAAGAAGACCTAGACACGCTGCTGCATCAAATCCCGGTCGTCGGCTGCGCGTTCCGCAAGGTCTATCACTCGGAGTTATCGGACGCGGGCTTCTGTTCTGATCTCGTGAGTGCGATGGATTTGGTGGTGAACCAAAAGGCCAAGCATCTCGACACGGTGCCGCGCATTACGCACGTGATCACGCTCTATCCATATGAAGTCGAGGAACGCCGTCGGTCTGGCCGCTTCCGCAATGTGGACATCGATTTCAAGACCAACGACGAAGGCGGGGAAGACGAGGAGGCGCCGCAAACGTTCCTGGAGCAGCATCGCTTTTGGGATAGCGACGGCGACGGCCTAGCAGAGCCTTGGGTGATCACGGTGCACGAGGGCACTGAAACGGTTGTGCGCATGACGCCAAACTTTGATCCGAAGAAAATCAAGGCCAACGATCAGGAAATCGTATCAATCCCCCGCAAGAACTACTTTGTGAAAATACCTTTCATCCCTGATCCTGATGGTGGTTTCTATGACATCGGCTTCGGCAAACTGCTAGAGAGCACGTCGGATATCGTAGACACCACCATAAATCAAATGATGGATGCTGGCACGCTCCAGAACGCAGGCGGCGGTCTGATCGGTGGCGGCCTCAAGATGGGCAAGAGCAAGATTACGCGCCGGCCGGGCGAGTATCAGACGGTTGAGGCGGCTGGTTCGGACATCAAGAACGCAATCTATGATTTCCAGCATCCGGGGCCGTCTCAGGTGCTGTTCAATCTGCTCGGTCTGATGATCGATGCTGGCAAGGACATCGCAGCAATTAAGGATGTGCTGACCGGCGACAACGAAAAGACGATGACGGCGACAACCACGATGGCTCTGATTGAGCAGGGCCTCAAGGTGTTCTCGGCGATCTTCAAACGGATTTATCGGTCTCTCACGCAGGAGTTCAAACTGATCTATGCGTGCAACCGGGACTATCTGAGCGAGGAAAAATATTTCGCGTTCCTGGATGAGGAAGGAGCCGTCGCGCCGCAGGACTACGCCGACGATCTGAACGTTCTGCCAAGCGCCGATCCGAACGTCATCACCGATATGCAGAAGATGGTGCGGGCGCAGTTCTTGCTGGAACAGGTCGGAAAGGGCAATCCATTCATCGATGGCTTCGAGGCGACGAAGCGGGCGCTTGAAGCGGCTGCGATCGAACGCATTGATGAGGTTCTGAAGCCGCCGCCTGAAGGTCCGAACCCGATAGAGGAGGCAGAGCTTGAACGTGCCGCCATCGAGAACGACAAGCTGGCGGCAGAGGTTAAGAAAACGCTGGCAGAGGCTGAGGCAAAAACAGTCGGCGCTGCAATTGAGGCGATGCAGCCGCCTGAGTTGGTTGATGGTCAGCCGCAAACGGCGGAAGAGCAGCCCAACATGCTGCCAGAGCCGATGATGCCGCAAGAGATGGGGCCAGAGGGCATGCCACCGGAAGCTATGCCGGGCGGGCAGATGCCGCCTGAAATGATGGACCCTGAAATGCTGGCGCAAATGGAAGCCGAACAGATGGCTATGCAGCAAGGTCAGCCGGGGCCTGAAACCATGCCGATGATGCCGGGTGAGCCGCAATGAGGCTGACACAAGAGACCTATGAAGAGTGGCTTGCAAATCCCGTAACAGAGGCAGTGTTTCGGGTGCTTGTTAAGCTTGAATCAGAAGAGAAGGAAGAGTGGCTTGCGTTGTCGTGGGATCGAGAAAACCCTGATCCTTTAAAATTGGCCTACCACAAGGGGCGAGCAAACGCCTTTCGTGAATTGCTGGTAGCCGATGCAATAGATATCGAGGTACAGCTAAATGCAGACAGTAACTAAGGCGGCGGCCTTGCCCGTCACGCATCTCAACACGTCCGGCCTCACGTGCAAGCAGAACCAAGTGCTTGTGCGCAAGATTGAAGTCAAGGATCGGACGGCCGGCGGTGTCTACATCCCGGAAATCACGAAAGAACGCGACGAACACGCAGCCGACGAAGGCCATCTGATCGATGCGTCCCCGGCTGCATTCAAGGATATCGGGCTGCCGGAAGTCGATCCTGGTTCGATGTGCATTTTCCCGCGATATGCCGGCAAGAACGTCAAAGGCAACGATGGCGTGAACTACGTGCTGCTCAACGACAAGGACATCTTGGCAGTGAGGGCCGAATAATGGAACAAGAATTCCAGGAACACGAAGAGCCGGAAGCCGTCGAAGGCGTTGACGCTCTGCCGGTGGTCGAGGATGAAGGTGGACAGCCTACCGAGGGCGGCGAACCGCAGCTTTCAACCGAAGAACGTGCCCGTGCACAAGGCTGGCGCCCTAAGGATGAATACAACGGCGACCCGGATCGATGGGTTGATGCCCAAGCCTTCGTAAAGCGTGGCGAAGAAGAACTCCCCGTCGTCCGTGAGCGCAACCGGCATCTTGAAAGCCGGGTGACGGAACTCAATCAGAAGCTCGAACAGACCGCCAGCACCATTTCAAACATGGAACGCATGAACCGGGTGGCGGTTCAACGTGCCGTGCAGCGTGAGCGTGAGCAACTGGCGCAGGAATACGGCCGCTTGAAAGAGCAGGCCGTTGAGTTCGGCGATGTTGACCAGTTCCGCAACCTGGAAATGCAGGAGCGCCAGCATCTCAGCCATTTCGACAGCCAGGTGGCGCAGGATTTTGCGCAACAGCAGCCACAGCAGGCGCCGGCCAACGTTTACGAGATGCCAGAAGTGCAAACGTGGGTGAATGAAAACCCATGGTTTGAGACTAACCGCGAAATGCACAATATGGCGGTCAGTGTTTCGCAGGCGATCGGCGGCGCAAACCCGTCCATGCCCATGGCTGACGTGCTGAAACAAACGGCGCAGCGTATGCGCGCGATTTACCCCGACAAGTTCGGGGGATCATCGCAGCCGCAGCGCCCATCAATGCCATCGGTGGAAGGTTCCGCGTCCCGTGGCGCCGCTGTTAGGCAGAGCACACGCGGTGCAGCACAATTGCCGCCGGAAGCACGCAAGCAGGGCCAGGAGTTCGTTAGTGATGGCCTGTTCAAGAACCTTGATGAATACGCTCGAAGCTATTTCGAGCAGGGGGACGCGTAGATGAGTGATCGGCCCAACGCCCTGCCATGGTATCGAAAGCCAGACGCGCGCTATGGGCCGACAAACTTCCTGCTGGATGCTGCGGCTAAGTTCGTCGGGCAGCCGCTTTACGATGCATACAAAGGTATCGGACAAGCGGCAGGTTTTGAGCAAGACCCGAATGCGCCGAAGGGATACGTGAGCCAAGATGCGCTCAATCGCGCGGCTAACGGCATTGCGGCTGGGCAGCTTATGGGCAGCGGATTTGCGAGAGCGCCAGCGGGCGCGTTGCGCAGTGGTGCTGCCGGGTCTGAGCTTGATATGTCGCAAGCGGCTCGGATGCAGCGTGCAAGGGAGATTGAACAGGTCTGGGGTCCGAAATGGGATATTCTTATGGGACGAGAATATCGAATCGCGGAGGCTGCCGGCGATCTATCGACAATGTACGATATTCTTGCAGCAAAGTTGAGTAAAGCGAGCAGTATTGACCCAGAAATGCGGCCCGCCATGGAAAGGACTGTTTGGGATTTATATCATGAGATGGGGCCAGAAGGTCGCGCTCGGGCTGGTATTGAAGAAAACGCCGCCTTCGACCCTGCCAAATCATCAAGCAGAAACCTTATCGCTGCCGATCCGCTCGCTGGCGCGATGGTGCCAACATACCCGCAGCCACAGCGTAGAAACCAACTTCCAATGACATTTTAGGAGTCACTCCATGAGCGACCAAATCGAACTCGAATCCCGTGGCCGTGGCAGGCCGTCTCGCAAGGAACAAGAGCGAACGGAACGCCGCAGACGCGAAAACCACGGGGCACGTCGTGATCCCCTAGCCGTAGTCGGAGAGAAAAACCCGAACTATGTTTATCGTTGGATCAACGACAACAATCATGGCCGCGTCCATAGCATGACAGTCGAAGACGACTGGGATGTTGTGAGCACCGAGGAAATGGGCTCGAATGACAAGGGAACCGGAACGGTTCTCGAAAGGCCGGTGGATCGCCAGGGTATGAAGGCGGTCTTGGTGAAAAAGCGTAAAGATTGGTATGACCACGACAAGCGCAAGGAACAAGGACAGGTTGACGAGCTTGAAGAGCAAATCAAGCACGCTGACCACGGCGCGGATGGTCTCGGCACTGGCGAGGGATACGTCCCCGTTGGTGGGATTTCCATCGGCCAGCGATAAGCGGCCCTAATCACGGAATTACAACATGGCAAACA